CGGCGGGCGCGCTCAATCGCGGCGACGTCGTGAACCAGCTCGCGACGGGATATGTCGCGGTGTCCGCTGCGGGCAAGACCGATCACTCCAATCTCGGGGTCTTTGTCGGTTGCCACTATCTCTCCGCCGCACTGGGCTATCCGATCTGGTCGAACTACTGGCCAGGGTCTGGAGCTGTCGGTGACGTCGAGGTCCAAATCATCGATGACCCGATGGTGGTGTTTGAGGTGCAATGCAGCGCCGGTCCATTCACCCTCGCTAACGTCGGTGAGAACGTCGATTTCATTGTCGTCCCGTCTACGACCGGGTTCTCCAAGTGGTCAGCGAACGCCACCACGGGAGTCACCGCCACGCTGCCGTTCTGCATCGTGCAATTGGGCGATCCTGCGCCGAATGTCGGCAACGGCTACGACCACACCACGCCATTCAACGTCGTGCAGGTGGCCTGGAACGACCAGTTCCATCGGCAGATGGCCGGTATTTGAGAAGGGAATGAGCTATGGCTGTTGATCTTGCATCAATCAAGAACGAGCTGTTCCCTGGCCTTGCTGCGGTCGAGGGGCGTTACAAGAAGATCGAAACGAAGTGGTCGCGTGTCTTCGAGAAACGCTCTTCCAAGATGGCTCTCGAACGCCGCACCCAGATGGCGTACCTGCCCCTGGCGCGTGAGAAGGGCGAAGGCGCTTCCACCTACTTCGATGAGAGGGCAGGTGAGCGGTGGATGTACTCGGCTGAGATGAAAGAGCTGAGTCTTGGGTATATCATCACCAGGAAGGCTGTAGAGGACAACCAGTATAAGGCTGAGTTCAATCCGTCGAACCTGGGCTTGCAGGACGTCTTCGCGACCACGAAGGAAATCTATGCCTGGAACATCTTCAATGTCGGCAACGTCTACGATCCCACCATCGGTGGCGATCAGAAGGCGCTGTTTGCGGTCGATCATCCCATCGACAGTGGGGTGGTGGCAAACAAGCCTGCGACTGAGGTCAATCTGAACGAGAGCACGTTGCTCACGGCGATGACCACGATCAGGAACAACTGGGTCGATGAGCGCGGCATCAAGATCGTGGCGCGGGCCGAGTGTCTTGTGATCCCGGCGGCGCTGGAGCCGGTTGCAGTTCGCCTTCTGCGAACGGAGCTGCGTCCTGGCACCAACGACAACGATGTGAATGCGATCAAGCATGTTGGTGGCGGACTGCGCGACTACATCGTCAGCGAGTTCCTGACGTCCAACTTTGCTTGGTTCCTCAAGACCGACAAGCGCGGGCTCATCTTCTACGACCGCGTGCCTTTCGAGATGGATATGTACGTGGACTTCGATACCGATAACCTGAAGGTCAAGGGCCGCGAGCGTTATGCGTTCTCGTACTTTGATTGGAGGTCGGTGTACGGATCGTACCCGGTTTCGTGACGGCGACTGCGTGGCTATGACTATGCAGCTAGGAGGCTGATCCATGCCTAGACATATGCTTCCGCAGGTTGGCACGACCGTGTGGTATTTCGCGGACCCGACGCGGCGTCCGCAGGCGGCGATTGTCACCAAGCGCGTCACCAATCAAAGCTATTCGCTGGCCTTATTCAGTGCCATCGGCGGGACGGCAAGCGGACTGACGGGTGTTCCGTTCCTGGAACTTGGCGCGAAGCCTGCCTCTGGCGGGTTCTGCACGCCAACCGGCATTCAGGACGAGCTTGACGGCGCAACGGATACGACATCGCTGTCCCAAAAAGCGGCGTCGGTGGCGGTGACGGCTGGCGGGACCGGCTACACGGTCGGGAACACGCTCACTCTTCCTGCCAACACTGGTCCTGTGGTTCTCCAGGTCACGACTGCTGCGGGTGGGATTATCTCTGCCGTGAACATTATCAATCCCGGCAATGCGACCAAGCCTGGACCGGCGGGTGCGCAGTCTGTGACTGGTGGCAGTGGCACTGGTGCGACGTTCACCGTTACATGGGCCGACAACTAAGAGGGGCGTCGTGAATGGCAAAAGGCCCCCTCGGCAACACCCCGCGCGATTTGCGTGATGACTTCGTAGGCGTGCCTTCGGAGTTGTACAAAGGCGGCGAGCCCGCCAAGAAAACACGCAATCCGAAGAAGGTCACCAGCAACACGTTCCACACCACGGTGACCGGGGAAACCTCGAACAAGCGGCCTGATCGTGTTGGGCACTTCCGCAGCGGCGGTTTCGTGCGCGGGAAGGCTGATGGCGGCAGTGTGGGTACGCCTACGGATCGTCCAATGCCATCGACCACTTCGGAGAAGTACAAGAAGGGCGGCAAAACGAAATAGAGATACCCGCGTCTAGCCACGCGGGGAGGAGAGGCTGGATAGCTCTCACGAACGTCCTCCCGTTGCGCGGAATATCCCGCCTCTCCGCACCTACAACGAGATGAGGGCCATGGCAGCGGTTTTTGCTCCAATCAACGCGATGTCGGTTGTGACTGGCAGCGGCAAGCTGGCCCCGGTAACAGCGATTCCTGTTGTCAAGGTCACGGACGGTTCGGTTCCTGTCGGTCCCGGCATGGCGCAGGCGGTCGTTGAGGTTGCGGCCAACTTCCCGCGTTCTCCAGGTCAGCCGATCCCTATCGTCTATGCGACTGGCACGCCGCCGGTTGCTCCTACTGATCCGATCCCTGTTTTTGTGACGGGGACACAGCCATGACCGATCCCAGCGGGACGTATTCCTGGCAACCAGCCCTGGCCGACGTGATCATTGCGGCCTATGGGCGGTGCCAGATACGGCGCACGGCGCTGACGGTTGATCATCTGCATGATGCGGCGATGGCTTGCAATCTGTTGCAGGTTGATTGGTCGAATGAGCAAGTCAATCTCTGGACCGTGGAGCTGATGACGACCTCTCTCCTGGAGGGCGTCGACACCTATGACGTTGATCCAGCCACCGTGATGATCATGGCGGCCTATATCTCGACCGAGCATGGTCCGCAGAAGGACAGGATCATCACCTCGGTTGATCGCGACACCTATGCCAGTTTTCCCGACAAGGAAACGCTGGGGCCGCCCTCGGTCTACTGGTTCAATCTTCAGATGCAGCCCACGATCACGTTGTGGCAACCGCCGGATGCCGCTGGGCCTTATACGTTGAAGTATTACCGAGCGCGGCAGATGCAGGACGCGAGCATGCCCAATGGGATTGGGCCTGAGGTGCCGTATCGGTTCCTGGAGGCATATGTCGCTGGGTTGGCGTTCAAGCTGGCGGAGCTCTATGCGCCAGGGCGCATGGATCAGTTGGCGGTGCGCGCAGGAAATTCCTTCCGGCAGGCGGCGGAGCGCGACGTCGAGAACTCGCCGCTGCGCGTTGTGCCTGCCTTGGCCACTTATACCAGTCAGGTGTACTGATGGGATCGTTCGCACCCAAAGGACACGCCCATCTAGACCCGACCAGACCGGCGGCGTTTGCGTTCTGTGACCGTTGCGGCTTTCTCTACAACCACCGTGATCTGGTGTGGGACACCCAGTACATGGGGAAGTTCATCAAGCGCACCGGATTTCTGGTGTGCGAGGCGTGCAACGACAGGCCCAATCCGACGCTGCGGCCTGTTGTGCTTCCGCCTGATCCGGTGCCGGTTCTCAATCCGCGTACTGAGCCGGTGCACAAACACGTAAGGCGTTGGCCGGGTGAGCCGTTCCCGCAGCCTTACGAAAGCCTGCCTGACATACCGGAGGACTAGGATGGCAAACGCGCTGTACCCACTCTGGAAGCAGTCTCTGATGAGGGAGTTTGATCACGATAAATCCCTCGATCAGGCGGCTCCTAACACTTCAGCGTATCTTTTGCTGGTCACGATCCTGGATGGCTACGTCTATTCGCCTACGCATCAGTTCTACCCTAGCATCACCAATGTAGTGGGGGCGGGCGCGCAACTGACTACGCCGGTTGTGAACAATACGATCTTCAGCGCCGATCAGGTTATTTACGATGACATCGTGGGGACCGTAATCGGCGCGATTGTTCTCTATCGGAAAAATCCCGGCCTTGAGGGTACATGGCGTCTGGTGCTGTACGAGGATACGAACATCATCGGGTTGCCGCTGTCCGCCAATGGCGGAAACATCATCGTCAAGTGGAACATACAGGGCATCTTCTCTCTGGGACAGCCGGTGCCAGCACCATGAACGATCCATTGAAGAGTAGGCACCAGGGCGAGCAGGAGCTGTTCGAGCAAGTGATAGCGTTGCTGAATGGCGCTCCTTCAGAGATAGCGGCTGGTATAGCGGTTAATTTGCTGGTCAATGCCATTCGTCAATCGGTGCCGTATCGTAAGCAGGCTGAGATGCTTTTCGATGAGCTAATGGGTCGCGGCAAGACGCTGTTGTTGGACAAGCACTATGATTCGGTGACAGGGCAGCGGCGTACAGTGTTTCCGTTCACGCAGGTAATCGAGCCTCCGTTTCACGTTGAACAGGACGTGATCCTACACGGCTGACAATGATGGTTGAGCATGACACCGGCAGACTATCAGTTGGAAATCTATCGCGGGGATAGCGCGCACTGGCGATTCAAGCTGTGGGCGGCATCAGGCGTACCGACTGATCTGACGGGGGCCACTTCCAAAGTTGAAATTCGTGATCGTCCTGGCGGTAAGCAAATCGCATTGCTGAACTGCGCGGTCACGTTGCCGAATGTTGTTGATGTAACGCTCTCTTCGGTAGTGAGCCGTTCGTTGCCTCCCAAGGGCGTTTGGGATTTGCAGATTACCTATCCATCAACTGAGGTTCAGACTCCGATAGGCGGAGCGGTTATCGTCACGCCAGACGTGACTGATAGCAGATGAGCGTATGCCATGGCCGTTGTCGAGATCGATGTTGCGGTGGTTGGTGTACGCGGGC